AAAAGGATTACATTATGATAAAAGCATACATTTAGCAACCGTACCTCAAGGAGATGTAGGTGGTGCAGGTGAGAAAAAAGATAAAGTTTATAATGTATGTTGGATTACAAAAGAATCTTGGATTGATAAATTAGATGATGTTAAAAAGTTATATATTTAAACCTACCGAATTACCTCAAAAATATCGTTCTCAAATTACAGACATTATAAAAGATGTTGTAAATAGCAAGACAGATTCATATTGGAAAAATTATACAGATAGAGAGTTTAATTTAGATGAACAAACTGCTATATCTGTAAATTGTGATGAAGATAAGGTAAAGGCTATATCAACAATATATCATAAAGATTATTATGGAGATAATGTTTATAGATTAATGAATAGAAGTTTGTACTCAAAAGATTATAGAGAATTGGGTGGATCTAAAACAAGAAACGGTGAACATACTGCTCACAAAATGATAGCACTACAAGTAGATTTTGTTGAGAAACTTAATCCTAAATTTTACTTTATCAGCAGACAACGAACAAATATGAGATTTTTAAAGTATTATTTTGACAAATTTAATAGTGATTATAATAAAAATTTCATTATATCTGATACACAATATTGGGTATGTCCTGGTAAAAAAGATAATTGCCTACAAACAATTATCCATCCAAAAGATATGAAAGTACCTTTAAAATCGTATAAATAGTTAGATATATTATAACAAAGGAGTATATAATGGCTTTAGCAATAGACGGAAAGACATATGACGAAACAACTTTTAGCATAGAATTACGAAATAAAATCGTAGCTAGACAAGAGATTGAGGCGTCAAAAGTAAGACACAATGTTGAGTTGGAAAAAATTCAAGTTTTGACAGAATACTATAATAAGAAAATTTTAGATTTGATGGAAAAAGAGAAAGTTCAACCAATAAAAGACATACAAGACAATGGCAGCAATAGCTAATTTAATAATAGATCAAGGCGCTAATTTCAGTTCAGATGTGACCGTAAAAGACGCAAACGGCAACGCATTTGACTTAACTGGTTATACAACTGAAGCTAAGATGGCAAAAGGTTATGCGTCAACAAGAACAAGAACAAATTTGACTTCAGTAATTGGCACAGACGCTGCTTCGGGAGTAGTTGCTTTGTCATTGACGGCTGCACAAACAGCAGCTTTAGACGCAGAAAGATATGTCTATGATGTAGAGATTACACAAACCTCTACTGGTACGGTGACTAGAGTAATTGAGGGGTTAATTACGGTCAGACCCAATGTAACTACATAATAAAAGTATTATAAATATAACAAAAGAGAGAGGTTTATGGCAAGTATTACGGCAAAAATTAATGCTTCTACTGGAAGCGGACCCAAAAAAGTTTCAGTAACCCTACCTTCTGGTACTTCACTTCAAAATAGTTCTCTCTCATTAAAATTATTAGGTGATGTTGATGTTACTTCTTTAGATGATGGTGCATTATTGCAATACAGAGCTAGTGATGGTAAGTTCGTTAGTAGAAACGAAATAGTTACTACTACTGGAACTTTAACTTTTAACGGCGGAACATTTTAGAGAGTAATATATGGCAACGGTAATACAGATAAAAAGAAGTCCAGCAACTTCAGCACCAGCAACACTTAAACTTGGTGAATTAGCATACACATATGGAACAGGTACACAATCAAACCTAGGAGATAGAATCTTTATAGGAGAAGGTGGTGTTAATCCTGGTGATGGTAACGCAAACAATGTATCGGTAATCGGAGGTGAGTATTTTACAAATATGTTAGACCACGTACACGGTACGCTAACAGGAAATTCAGCACTTACAGCAGACGCTAACTTAGCAATAGATACAATAAATGTAGGAAACTCATTAACAGCAGGTGGTGAGATAAGATTTAACGAAGGTACTAACAATGGTACAAGTTTTATCGGTTTAAGAGCCCCTAACGCAGTTACACAATCAAAAACATTTGTTTTACCTGACGGTGACGGTACTGCTGGTCAGTTTTTAAAAACAGATGGTTCTGGTAATTTAGATTTTACAACCGTTAATCAATTTATAAATTTAGCAGGTGACACAGGTACAGACCAATACAACACTTCAGAAACATTAACTTTTGCTGGTGGACCAGGTTTAGATACAGATGTTACCGATAACAATGTAGAAATTCAGGCAAACTCATTAACAAATGCTAACTTATCAGGTTCTGCTGCTATTTCAAATGCTAATTTAGAACATCCTACAACTACTTTAGGTAGTTCAGTATTAACTTTAGGTACAACTACAACAGATATTGATGGATTAACTTCTTTAGTTGTAGATGATATTACAATTAACGGTCAAACAATTTCTACTACAGCGGCAAACAAAGATATTACTTTAACACCTCACGGTACAGGTACAATAATTGTACCATCAGGTTATGAAGACAGAGCAGGATTTACAGATAATTCACTTGCAAACAAAACTTATGTTGACCAAGTTGCACAAGGTTTAGATACTAAACCATCTTGTAAACTTGCAACAACGACTAACTTAACAGCAACTTATTCAAATGGTTCTGCTGGTGTTGGTGCAACATTAACTAATTCAGGCACACAGGCAACATTAACACTTGACTCAACTGCTGCTAATTTAGATGATAGAGTTTTAGTTAAAGATCAAACAACTCGTACACAAAACGGTATCTATGTAGTAACTAGTGTAGGTGGTGCTTCTTCTAATTGGGTATTAACAAGAGCAACTCCAGAAGATCAACCTGCTGAATTATCAGGTGGTGCTTTCGTATTTGTTGAAGAAGGTGTTTTAAATGCTAACAATGGTTATACATTTACTCATACAGGTCAACCAACATTTGGAACAACTAATTTAGATGTATCTCAATTTTCTGGTGCAGGTCAAATTACTGCTGGTGCCGCTATGTCAAAAGACGGTAACCAATTAGATGTTGAAGTTGATGATTCTTCTATTGAAGTAAGTTCAGACGCATTAAGAGTCAAGGCATTAGGTATACAAGATTCTATGATTGCAAACAGCACAATAACAACTAGTAAATTAGCAAATCCTACAATATTTTTTAAAGATGAATCTTCAACACAAGGTCAAATTTCTTTAGAAGGAACTTTGCAGTTTTTAGCTGGTGAAGGAATTAATACTATTGCAAGTGCTGACACAATTAAAATTGAAGGTGAAGACGCTACAACTTCAAACAAAGGTGTTGCTAGTTTTACTTCAGATAATTTTCAAGTAACTTCAGGTGAAGTTGAAATTGTAACCGTTGACGGAGGAAACTTCTAGTGTCAACGGTAATTAAACCTAAAAGATCCGAAACACCAAATCAAATTCCAGGTGCTTCTGCTTTAGCAGTACACGAATTGGCAATGAATGTTACCGATGGTAAGTTATATACTAAAACATCTGGTAATGTTGTAAAAGAAATAGGTGGTGCAGGTGCTGTAACTTTAGAATCAGTTACAAACTCTGGTAATGTATCTCCTACTGACATTGTATTAAATGGTGCAAATTTAGTTTTTGAAGGTTATCAGGAGAACGCATACGAAACAACAATAACGGTTGCAGAACCTACAGGAGATAGAACAATAACTTTTCCAGACGCAGATGGTGATGTAGCAATGTTAGGAGATTCATTAGCGTTTTCAATAGTATTCGGTAGTTAATTATGGCAAGTACATTTAAAAATGCAGGAATAACGGTTCCAGTTGTGGATACATCTGCTGGTAATTTATTTACGGCTGGTGCAAGTGCAACTGCTGTAATTCACGCATTATATATTTCAAATAAAAGTACAACTGCTAGTGCTACCGTAGATGTAAAAGTTACAACTGATGGAGGTTCTACTTTTTATCATATAGGTAAAAGTTTAGAAGTTCCAGCAAACAATACATTAACTTTAGACAAACCAGTTAACTTGGAGAACAACGATATTATAAGAGTAATTGCTGACCCAAATCCTGATTCGTCTTCAGTAAATGTTGAGGCATACGCAAGTATCCTTGAATTAACATAGAAATATAAATAAGAAAAATGGCATATTTAGTAAATCACACACCTGCTGCTTCTACAAAACAGAAATCTTTTAACGGTATAAGACGAACAAAAGATGGTATGTTATACTTAACTTCAGTAAATCCTAACAAGGGTAATGAAACTATTGAAGTATCAAAATTTTATGAAGATGGTAAGTCTGATTTTGTAGCTAGAGATGAAACAGACTATGTTGATGAAAGACTAGAGATGTTTGATGTCAACTATTTTACAACTGATGGTTTAGCATATGAGTTTACTATATCAGTTCCTGTCTTAAATGAGTCAAGGATTGCAGTATTTTTAGACGGAGTTCAACAAGTACCATTTTCAGACTTTACATTAGTTAATAATACCGTAGTAACTTTCACTCTAATTCCAAAGACTGGATTGAGTATTGTTATAGGTACGGTTAAGAAAAGATATTTTAATAATGATAGTGATAGATTTCAACAAATTAATTATTCCTCAAATCCGACAACAACTTTTCTTATAAATAATACTAGTGGAGATTTAGTAAAACGATCAAACGCAGGAGTAGTAAGAACCGCTGAGAGTTCAGACGATTTTGATACTTTTGAAGACACAACGGCAAGTTCATCAACTACTACTTACCAAAGTGCAGTATAGAAATGAATAATTAGGGAAACAAATGGCAGATTTTAAACTAGGACGACTTAAATTTAAATGGAGAGGTGATTGGGCAACTAGTACAGGCTATGTTATAGATGACATAGTTAAGTACGGCGGTAATTCATATGTTTGTATAGCAAATCATACATCGCCAAACGCAGAAAATTTATTTTACACAACTCCAACAACTTACACAACAAACTGGCAATTACACGGCGAATCTTTCTTTTTCAAAGGCGCTTATGCAAATTCAACTTGGTACAAATTAAACGACCTAGTATCTTATGGTGGTAAACAATACCGAGTTACAACTGCTCACACATCTTCAAGTGCAGTTTTAAATCAATCAAACTTTGAACAATATTCAGACGGTATCACTTTTAGAGGTGATTACACTTCAGACACACAATACAGATTAAACGACCTAGTTAAGTATGGTGGAAGAACATACAGAGTCTCAACTGAACACACATCAGCTGCTGGTGGAGATATTAATATAGATTTAGCAAACTTTTCACTTTATAGTGAAGGTTTATCATATAGAGGTGATTGGGCTGCAACAACATATTACAGACTAGATGATGTTGTAAAATTTGGTTCTTACCAATATAGATGTACAACTGCTCACACTTCAGGTGCAACAACAGATGATTTCGCACAGGCAAACTTTGCCATTTATTCTGAAGGATTACAATTTGAAGATTCATACAACGCAGGTACGGTTTACTCAAAAGGTGATGTCGTAACTCACGGTGGATATTCTTATGTGTATATTGCTGATGAAGAGGCGTCAGGACAAACGCCTGCTGACAATGCTACTTGGGATGTAGTAACTACTGGATTTAATGCTGAAGGTGTTTATGTACACGGAACAACATACAAAACTGGAGACACGGTTCAGTATGGTGGTAATTCTTATGTATGTATTTTAGACGCAACTAATCAAAGACCTGCTCAATCAGATGGTGGAGTTAACGCAACTTATTGGAAACAAGTAGTTGGTGGATTTAACTGGAGAGGTACTTATGACGCTGCTACAGCATACAATATTGGTGATGTTGTTAGATATTCTTCAAACTCATACATTCAATTAAAAGACCAACAAACAAATGTTCAACCTGGTTCAGACGCAACCGTTTGGACAATTCTTGCTCAAGGAGATACTGCTGCTGTATTAACTACTCGTGGTGATATTTTAT